CTTTCTTTAGTAGATTTTTTGCTTCATCAATAGTCTTTGCAAAACCAATATAAGTTTGTTTACCATTTTTAGGAATTACAACTTTATATCCATATCCTTTAACATTATGAATATGTTTTATCCCTGTACTATTTCTATTGCTTAAACTGCTATTTAAAATGTTTTCAGACCTAGTGCATGGTCTTAAATTTTCAATTCTGTTATCACTACGAACTCTATTTATGTGGTCAATTTCTTTTGGAATATACCCATTAAACATCATAAAAACTAATTGATGTCCTAAGTATTGTTTAGAATTGATAACAATTCGCCTATACCCATGACTAGTCATAGTTCCAGCTTCATCGCCAACTTTTGACCTGCTTTTAGAATTTACAATTTTTTTCCAAAAAAGTTTGCCATCCTTGTATTTTAGGATTTCATGCAATAGTTCTTTGGTTATAATGTTGTCAGCCATATCAACTCCTTATTAGTTGTGGTGGTTAGGGACAGATAGATAATTGCAGTTATTTATCTGTTCCGTTAATTATACGACATCTTTCCATAATTGCTCTAGCAAAATCTAAAATATCTTTAGCACCATTTAGATTGTTTTTCTTTACCCATAGGGCTAGTATTTCCTCATCACTTATTTCACGTAGTTTTTTATAAGCAATACCATTCCAATAACCTGTTGCATAAATAGCAGATTCTCTATCTTCTATTTCTTCATGCTTTTGTGTTAATTGATACTTTAAATCTTGGATAGCAACTCTAAGGTCAGCTAATTCTTTTAATTGTGCGTCAGTCATAGTAATTCTGCCTTTCTTTTATCTTTAGCTGCACTAATCTTATTAATCGCTTCTTTGTCTTTATTTAGTTCTTTATATGCTTGACCATACGCTGATTTAAGAGTGTCTATATCTAAACATTCATTAATCATATCTATCCAATGAACAGTTAAATCTGTTAAGTCTGGAGCATCTTCATCAGGAATATCCTCGCCAGCGTAAATATATAGCCCAAGACCATGTAATGCGATTGCTTTCGCTAAGCATCTTTGCATAGCCGTATTAACTGAAAATGCGTCAGGATTAGGCATAGCTGCGTTTTTATTGTTCATAACAGGTAACTGAGCTGTCATGTCTTTACCAAATGCTGTAACTGTGCAAAACACCATTAAAGTATCGCCAAATGACATTGGTTGCTCATATCTCCATGTAGCTGATGGGTCAAGTTGAAGTAATTGGTCAACTGCCCAAGCCCAAGATAAATAAGTAAATTTACCTTTTTTCTCTGTATGCTCATTGACGTTAATTTTGCGTAATTCTAAAAATTTATTATGTTTATCCATTTCTTCTAATTCCTCTATAAATGTTTTCATTAGTATTTAATCCCAGCTTCGTTAATCATATCGATTTGGTCAATAATTACTTTAGATACCAAACCTTCTAGCATTGCTTCAGCATGACCAGCTATGTATTTATCTGATTTAATGTAATCTTTTAAAATAATCAGCATAGATAACAAATGTTCTTGTTTTTCATACATTGACCAAATTGCTTGTTCTTTTTTATTATTCATTTGTAATATCTCCGTTATGCCACTCGTCACGAGCTTGCCATGTTGCGTTATCTTCAGCACGTTTATAAGAAATAGACCAAAGCAATCGACCTAATTTTTCAAAGTCTTTATTGCGTAAATAAAACTCTATGGATTCAGCTTCTTCAGTTGTTGCTGAATAAATGTTTTCAGCAAAGTTTTCAAAGGAACATTCGTCAAACTTATTTCCTTCACGCATCAAATCTTGTATGCGTTCTTCAATCGCTTCCTGGCAATCTGACCAAAGTTCTTGTCTTTCATCTGTGCAATAGGCTCTGTAATCCATCATAGACCTCCTGTCTTGATAATCCATGCAGCTAATGGAATAACAAACATCAATGTACCGAGTATGAGTGCTTCTATAAATGTTTTCATATACTTTCTCTTTCTTCACTTGTTGATGGGGGTTTCCCCCCATTAATTATTTATTTAATGCTGCAATTTCAACATCATCAGGATGAGCTTCCCATAATTTATTTTTATAAACTGTATCAACCATCATTAAATGATTTTCGTTAGCCATAACAACTTTAAAAATAGTATTGTTGTGGTATTCAGGAATAAGTTTAACTAAATCATTTTCTTTATATTTCATTTGACTTTCTCTTTCTTCATTTGGTTAATTAAATTTACTGCATAAGTAATACTATACACTAATAAAATCACTTTGCAACACTTTTTTACAAATATTTTTATTTATTTTTGTTGCATTTATTCATATTTTTGTGTTATCGTTCATTTTAAGGAGGATTTATGGAAGAAATTAAAAAACATTTGCAAGTTGAATTTGGTACTTTAGATGAGCTTTCAAAGCTATTAGGTGTTAGAAATACAGCAGTTTATAACTGGCTTTCTAGAAAACAAATACCAATTAGACATTTAAAAAAAATTAGCGTTTTATCTGAAGGAAGATTAACAAAAGAAATGCTTAGACCTGATTTATTTAAGGACTGATATGGAATATTGGCAAAAATTAAAAGACCCAAGATGGCAAAAATTACGACTTGAGGCTATGCAAAAATCTGATTTTTGTTGTGATATGTGTGGCGATGGTAAATCAACTTTGAATGTTCATCATAAAGAATATTTTAGAGGATATGAACCTTGGGAATATCGAATAGAACAACTTGCTGTTTTATGTGAAGAATGTCATAAAAATTTACATAATAATGTTGATTTATTTAAATTTGTAGGTTCTCACGCTAATTTAGATGGGCCAGACAATCGTGAAGAATTAGCGTTTTTAATGTGTGGTTATTTAGGATATCCTTTAAATCGTGTTTTAGACATGATGAATATGGATTTATATAAAGCAATACAAATTTATTATGATGCAGGTGTTTTGGCTAAAAAATATGTTGAAAAAAAATTGTATAAAGGTAATAAATTATGAAAAGACCTTCATTTCAATTTTATCCTTCAGATTGGTTAAGAGATACTGCTTTACGTTCTTGTTCTATTGAAGCTCGTGGTTTATGGATAGATATGATTTGTTATATGCACGAAGGTACACCTTATGGTTACCTTAAGGTTAATAACAAGGTTATCCTTGCAGACAACCTTTCAAGGATGGTAGGACTAACCTTAGATAAAGTAAATGGTTGTTTAGAAGAATTGCATGAAGCTGGGGTTTATGAAATTGCAAACGATGGTTCTATATTTTCAAAAAGAATGGTAAGAGATGAATACCTTAGGAATATCAGGGCTGAAGGAGGTAAATTAGGTGGTAATCCAAAGTTAAAAAACATGGGTAAGGTTAACCTTGTTGAAAACCTTAAAATAGAAAATAAGGATAAGTCAATTCCAACCCCTACATCTTCTTCTTCATCTTCTTCTTCTAATAAGTATTCGTATGATTTTGAGTTATTTTGGAAAGTTTATCCAAGACATGAAAAAAAATCTGTTGCTTTAAATTCATGGAAAAAGGTAGATGTAGAACTTGATGTTATTTTAAAAGCTGTTGAAAAACACAAACAAACTCAACAATGGAAAAACAACATTATTCCTCATGCAAGCACATGGTTAAATCAAAGACGATGGGAAGATGAAATCTTTGTTGAAACAAAAGAACAGGTGAGCTTTATATGACTGGACAAGACCAAGCCTTTAAGTTTTGGTACAACAATGATTACTTACATGGAGTATTTGTAATTGTTGGTACTAAACCTGATTGGTTCAATCCTAAAGACAGTTATAGTCCTATGCCTACCATTTATACAGAAAAAGATATGCCTAGAAGCATTGATTTAGCATTTTTAACAAACCAAGTTGTAAATTTGATTCATGGAGATTGTACTGATGAACAGTTTGCAGCTTGGTTTATACATTTAAGCAACTTAAAACCTAAAATCCTGATTGGATTAGATTCGGAGAACGAAGTCCATGTTAATAAACATTGATTTAGAGCAATATCGTGAATATCACGACATCATGTATCAAATTAAAGAAAAAGCTGTTTTTGAAGATGAAATTAAAACTTATTTTAAAAATCGTCATTTAGGAATAGAAGGTGATAAATTACCTTGGGGTAAATTAGACCAATTAGTAGGACTTAGACATTCAGAGTTGACAATTTGGGCTGGTGAAAATGGTTCAGGAAAATCATTGATTCTTGGACAACTAAAACTATCACTTCTAAAAGCCCATAAAACTGTCTTAACGGCTTCTTTAGAGATGACACCTACTAAGACCTTATCTCGCATGGTTCGTCAAGCCATAGGCTCATTAAGCGTGTCTAATGGCGATATTGAACAGTTTATGTCTTGGAAAAAGGATAAAGCCTATTTATTTGACCATCAAGGAAGATTAGATGCATGGCAAGCTATAGCATTATGTCGCTATGCAAAACAGCATTTAAAGTGCGACCACATCATTTTAGATTCCATGATGAAGTTAGTCAGAGGAGAGGATGATTTTAACGGACAAAAAGACTTGGTAGATGCTTTATGCGATGTTGCTAAAGAAACTAAGATGCACATTCATTTAGTTCATCACATAAGAAAAGGTGGAGAAAGTAATCGAATTGCTGAAAAAAAGGATATTAAAGGTTCAGGAGTTATTACGGATTTAGCTGATAACGTTATTTTAATTGCTAGAAACCGATTAAAAGAAAAAGAAACAGAACAGAATAGGATTGCTGACAATACGCAACCAGACACATTTTTAATTACTGCAAAACAAAGAAATGGTGATTGGGAAGGTACATTAGGACTATGGTTTGACAAGAAAAGTCAGCAATTTACGGAGAGTTTTCAACAACCAATTATTAAATACTTAGAGGAATAATGGAAAACCCTAATAAAGTTGTTGAATTTTTACTTAAAAACGCTGGTAAATATGCAAAAGCTAAGTCTGAACGTATATATATCGAAGAATTCCGCAAATCTAAAAAAGCACTTTTAATGCAAATAGCACAGTTAAAAGGAGTTGAAACAATGGCAGCTCAAGAACGTGATGCTTATGCTAATTTGGAATATCAAGAATTACTGCAGGGTTTGAAAGAAGCTGTAGAAATTGAGGAAAAGTTACGCTGGCAATTAATCGCAGCACAATTAAAGGTAGATATATGGCGAACTGAACAAGCAAATAATCGATTAATAGACAAAGGAACAGTATGAATCATCCACTTGATATTCTTTTACATTTAACCAAGCAATATGAATCAGCTTGTAAAAAACTCGATTTCATTCGAGCTTACGAGATTGCAGTAGATATATCTGATATTGCATTGCAACTTGAAAATCTTGCTCAAAGATTAGCGAATGAGGAAATGTAATGAAAACACTTTTATTTTTATTTTCTGTATTTATTTGTGGATTTGTTATTTTTTTATCTGAACTTACAAAAGTTTGCAAATGTTAATGCGTAATCCTGAAGCAAGACATACTGACTATGAAGATTTATTAGGGTTAATACCTAGCAATTCTAAATTCTTGCCTAGTAATGTTGATGGCATTGCTGAACGAAATGGTAAGTTTTTAATCATGGAATGGAAGCGACCCAATGAACGGATTAGTAAAGGTCAAGAATTTTTATTAAAGGCTTTAGCTAAACTACCAAATTTTGTAGTTGTGATTATTATTGGAGACACAGATAATGGCATGAATGTAGAAAAGTTTTACTATTTAAATGCTTTGGGTAAAAATTTATTAATGGGAAACGGAACACAACAATTTAAAGACTTTTACAAACTTTGGTATGAGTGGGCAAATGGCAACTAAAAAAGAACATTATGCAAAATTAGCAAGAATCGGTTGCATTTTATGTAAACAACTCGGAGTAAAAGAAATTGAAGATAGTCCAACAGAAATTCACCATATCCGACTCAACGGTGGCCTTAGAAAAAACGCACCAGCAATTCCTTTGTGTGCCTGGCATCACCGACTTGGTAATACCTCGGTTCATTTACTTGGCAACAAAGGATTTACAAAATATTGGGGAATATCTCAAGAAGAACTCCTTGAAAAAGTCGAAAGGTTGTTAAATGAATAATCCATTTAAAATAATTGAGCCAACAGTAATATCTTTTAGTGGTGGCAGAACATCAGCATATATGCTTTGGCGAGTATTGCAAAGCAACAATGGTTTGCCTGACGATGCAATTGTATGTTTTGCAAATACTGGTAAAGAAGATGAAGCAACGCTTAAATTTGTAATGGATTGTGAAAAAAATTGGAATGTTCCTATTCATTGGTTAGAATACACATCCGAAAAACCTAAATTTAAAAAAGTTTGTTTTACAACAGCAAGCAGAAATGGAGAACCATTTGAAGCAATGATTAATGATAAAAAAATGCTTCCTAATAATTTTATGAGGTTTTGCACTTCTGAATTAAAAATTAATACCATAAGAAGGTATTTAAAAAGCATTAATTTGGATATTGATGATGACCAACATTTAGTTGGAATTAGAGCAGATGAACCAAGACGAGTTGCAAAAGTAGGTCTTTCTATGTGTCCTTTAGCACAAGCTAAAATTACTAGTAGGGATGTTGGTGCGTTTTGGGAATCGCATAATTTTGATTTAGGATTGCCAAAAGTGGGACAAAACAAACTTTCTAATTGTGATTTATGTTTTATGAAGGGTGATGCAACACTTATATCATTGGTTCAGGACAAACCTGAAAGAGCAACATGGTGGATAGAAATGGAAAATAAAATGAAAATCCATTCAAAATTTGAAAACAAAAGTTTAATAAGTTTTAGAAAAAATACAACAAGTTACGAAGATATGTTAAATTATTCAAAAGCTCAAATAGATATGTTTTCTGATGAAACTATGTCTTGTTTTTGTGGTGATTAAATGAGAGCTAAAAAAGTCGATAGTAACCATAAACAAATTGTCGAAGCATTTAGACAATTAGGTTGCAGCGTCTTTGACACAAGTGGAGTGGGTCGAGGGTTTCCTGATTTATTGATTGGCAAGGCTCTTAAAACGGTCTTGGTTGAGATTAAATCTTCAGATAAGGCTAAGTTTACTAAACATCAAAAAGAGTTCATGGTGCATTGGAAAGGCTCTACAGTATGTCGTATTCAAGATATTGAGGGTGTAATTAATCTTGTAAAAATGATTGACAAGGATTAAAAACACCTTAAAATGAAATTACTGCGTTTTGCAGACTTTTTAGCTAAAAGGAAAATATTATGGCAATGGGTAAAACAAGTAATCCAAATAGTATGGCTGGTATTCCAGCTAAAGGTGTAGTTGTTCCTAAAAGTGCATCAAAGGCAGATATGTCAGGTGAACGTATGGAAAAGACGCATCGTGGTGGTGTAGCTATGGGTAAAGAAGATGCTATTGGCTCAGATAAAGAGTTTAATACAGGTCGTACAATGGGTGTATGCTATGAACATAAACGTTCTAGCTATGGCAAAGAAGATATGATGGAAAAAGACTAAAAAAGCGAAAGCCCAATATGACGTGAACATAATGGGCTCTCTAACCAACTAAGTAATCGGAGTTTACCTAATGGCTGATAGTAACAATAAAGATTTATGTAATTTTTGTAAATTTTTTTCTAGTGGCGAACGACTAGGAATTTGCAAAAGATACCCTGAATCTGTCAATAAGTCGAAAGACGATTGGTGTGGTGAGTTTTTATCACAAACCATTAATATGCCGATTGATATTATGGTTCAAAAGATGAGTGAACCTGTAGTTCTTAATTCAGGACAAAAGAAAGCTGGGAGACCTCGCAAATATGCTTAAACCACTTGGCGATAAAATTCTAGTAAAACCTATAGAACGTATTAAATCTAATATTATTGCTGTTGTCATGGATGAAAAAGACAACATGGGAACAGTCGTAGCTGTAGGCGATGGCAAAAAGTTATCTAATGGAAAACGTGAACAAATGCCGATTGAAGTCGGTTCTTTTGTGCGTTTTGGACACATGGGCAATGACGAATACTTAAAATACACAGAATATTTTTATAATAATGAACGTTATTTGTTGATGTCTTGGGCTGATGTATGTTTTATAGAGGAGAAAGCATAATGGCTACTAAAAAACACGATAAACCAATTCCCCATAAAACTACAGGTAAGGGTAAAACCTATAATCCTACAGAAAAAGGTGCAGGCATGACAGCTAAAGGTCGAGCTGAATACAATGCAAAGAATGGCAGTAATCTAAAAGCACCAGCACCAAATCCTAAGACTAAAGCTGATGAAGGTCGTAAAAAATCCTTCTGCTCGAGGATGGAAGGGGTAGTAAAGCATGCAAAAGGTGATGCACCAAGAGCAAAAGCAAGTTTAAAGAACTGGAACTGTTAAGGAGAGATTATGTTAAAGAAATCAGCAAGTCCTAAAGCATTTAAAGAAAACATCAAAACTGAAGTCAAGGCAGGTAAACCTGTTAAGCAGGCTGTTGCAATAGCGTATAGTGAAGCAAGAGTAGCTAAGAAAACAGAAAAAAAGGGTAAAAAATGAACATTAAAGACATAAAAGTAGCATTTGAGCATACTGCTGGCGAAATAGAGATTATTATTGCTGGATTGCGTAAACTACCTATGGAAGTCGTACAAGAACTTCACGATAGAATGATTAAAGACGCTAACGCAAAAGTTCAAGAACATATTGCACAAAATACACCTGAAGCACCAAATGAACAAGCCTAAAATTGAATTAAGGAATATCAACAAACTTATTCCTTATATAAACAATTCAAGGAAACATTCTGATGAGCAAGTGGCACAAATTGCTGCTTCAATTAAAGAATTTGGGTGGACTAATCCTATTTTGGTTGATGGTGATAATGGCATTATCGCTGGGCATGGTCGTATGCTTGCTGCTCGAAAGCTCGGTATGGATACTGTACCTGTTATTGAGTTGGCTCATTTAAGTGAAACACAAAAGAAAGCATTAATCATTGCTGACAATAAATTAGCTTTAAATGCTAGTTGGGATAGTCAAATGTTAAGTTTAGAAATTGAAACATTAGAACAATTTAATTTTGATGTTAATTTATTAGGTTTTGACGTTGATGAACTTAATCAAATCTTAAATAATGAGCAAATAGCAGATTTAGGTTTATTGCCAGAAGAAAAATTAAATAATTTTCTTGATGGTGATACTAAAATATTAAGGCTTGCTTATGACGAACAAGAGTTTAATATTATTACAACTAATTTATTAAAACTAAAAGAAAATATGCAAATTGATGATTTTTCTACAATTATTATGGCTGTAGTTAATGAAAAATGCGAAAAATTATAATAGATAAACCTTTTAATATTGATTTTTCTGAATATAAAGGAAAAATACCAACTATTCAAGATTACGATGAAGTAATTAGAGAAGAATGCCAAATTTATGAAAAAGACAAACTTATCTGTACTTACAAACAAGTATCACCTGAAATAAAAAAAATTATTGCTTATGCTAGTGCAAACTCTACATCTAAAAAAAGCCAAAGAACTAGAGGAACATTTACACAATCTACTGTTTTTGGAGCATTACCCAGAGTTCCTTTAAGGGAAGATTATTGTAGGTTTAGTGCTGATACAAAACAAAACCCTAAAATGTTTCATTTATTAAGCAAAGTAGCACAAGAATTATGGGGTATTTATAAAACAGATTTTCCTGAAATGAGCCAATATTTTGAAAAAGAAGCCAACTTAATTAATAAAGATTGGGTAAAAACGGGTACACCATTTAGTACTATAAACATTAATAAAGGTTTTGCTATTAAATACCATGTAGATGCAGGAAATATGGCTAATGTTTTTAGTAATGTCATAATAAGCAAAAGAATGGCTAAAGGTGGTTATTTTGTAATGCCACAATATCGTATAGCACTAGCTCAAGATGATGGTTGGTTAGCAATAGTAGACGGAGTAAACGTAATGCATGGAGTAACACCTATAGAATTTGAAAGTAATACATCATTTAGAAATAGTTTTGTATTTTATACATTAAAAAACTTAAAACAATGTGAGTGCAAACCTTTAGAATTGTCAAGAATGAAAAATAAAGCTACTGAAAGAGCCTTAAAAAGGTTAAATGGTGACAAAGAATTAAAAAAATTACAAAATAAACGAATGGTTAATGGTTAACTTTGGGAGTTATAAAAGTTATGAGTCAAGGCAAAGAACATATTCCTGATGACAACACAAGGTTGCTAGTGAAAACATTGGCAGCTGTAGGAACTCGTTATGTTGATATAGCCCATAAACTAGGCATTAATGATGAAACGCTTAGAAAACACTATAGACAAGATTTAGAAGATGGAAGAATAGATGCTAATAGCCAAGTAGCAAGTACGCTATTTCAAAAGGCAAAACAAGGCAATATGACAGCTGCTATCTTTTGGCTAAAGACTAGAGCTAATTGGAAAGAAACCAATGTAACCGAGTTTTCAGGTGGTGAAGGAACAGAAGTTAAAGGTATTAACATTACTTTTGTAGAGCCAAATGTCAAACAAGATTGATGACAAAGGCATTATATGGCCATCATTCCCTGCTAAGCTAAAGTGCTTATTTGAGCCAAAAAACTCTCGTTATCGTGTGCTTTATGGTGGTCGTGGTGCTGGAAAGTCTCATTCAGTTGCCAGGGCTTTACTTTGCATGGGAGCACAAAGAACACTAAGAATACTATGTGCAAGGGAATTTCAGACTTCTATTAGGGATTCTGTTCATAAGCTCTTGGTAGACCAAATCTATAACTTAGGCTTAGAAGCTCATTATGAAGTAACACAATCCACTATTCGTGGAACTAATGGCTCAGAGTTTATCTTTGCTGGTATTAAGAACAATATTAACAATTTAAAGTCGATTGAAGGCATAGACTATTGCTGGGTAGAAGAGGCTAATAACGTAACAGACACTAGCTGGGATATATTAATACCAACAATCCGTAAAGAAAACAGCGAAATATGGATTACATTTAATCCTGAATTGCCTACTGATGCTACATATAAGCGATTTGTTATTAGTCCACCATTAGACGCTATTGTTCAGAAAGTAAATTGGTCAGATAATACTTGGTTTCCTGAAGTATTGGATTTAGAACGTCAATCTCTTAAAAACCGAGACTTTGAAGCATATCAAAACGTTTGGGAAGGCTTTACTCGTTCAACAATAGATGGTGCAGTATTCGCTAAAGAAATGAACCGAACCGAGCAAGATGGAAGAATCTGTAATGTTCCTTATGACCCTATTAAACCTGTTCAGGCTGTATTCGATATTGGTTGGGCTGATGCAACGGCTATATGGTTCGTGCAGTTTATCGGCATGGAAACTCGTCTAATACGTTATTTTGAGACAACTCAGACTACTATTTCACAGATATTGGCTACGATGCAAACCTTTGGTTATGTCTATGAAACGCTATATTTACCCCATGATGCTCAGAATAAAACATTAGCTGCGAATGGTAGAAGCATAGAAGAAATCGTGCGTTCTAGTGGATATAATGTTAGGATAATAGAAAGAGTGCCTATATCAGATTCAATTAATGCTGCTAGAACAATATTTCCTACCTGTTACTTTGATAAGACCAATACAGACGTAGGATTGCAATGTTTAAGGCATTATAGGTATTTACCTGACCCAGACACAGGTGCTTTTAGCATGAAACCAATACACGACCAATATAGTCATGGTGCTGATGCTTTCAGATATATTGCATTGATGGTACATGAGAAAAAAGTAGTCAAACGCAAACCGATGAATTATGATGTTGTAAGTTGGATGCAATAAGGAAAATCTATGGTTACTAACGTACAAAGCAACGGTGGAATATACTCAACAGAAAATGATGGCGAGTCTGGCATTATTGAAGAAGCCAAACAGTTTTTAAGATTCTGTAGTGATAACGACTCCAATAATCGAGTTGAAGCATTAGATGACCTTAAATTTGCAGGTGGTGACCAATGGCCTGTTGAGATTCAAAACTCAAGGCTATTAGAATCAAGACCTTATCTCACGATTAATAAGATTGATGCGTATGTAAGACAGATTACCAATCAGCAAAGACAACAGCGACCAAGAATGAAAGCTCATGGCATGAATAATGAAGCTGACGCTAAAGTTGCTGAAACGATTACAGGTATTCTTAGGCATATTGAGAATCAATCGGATGCTGACGCTGCTTATGACAATGCTTTTGACTTTGCTGTTCGCATGGGTTGGGGGTATTGGAGAGTAACGCATGATTACCCAAGACCTGACAGTTTTTATCAAGAAATCTATATTAAGCGTATAGAAAACCCATTTATGGTCTATT